CTGTAAATCATCACTATTTCCAACACTAATTACTCCATAAGAACTAGCACCAGAAGTGGTTGGATTGTCTGGGACTTTAAATCCAGAGACAATACCTCCAGTTCCCGTAGCTTCAAGTACGCCGTAAACTTTTCCTCCAGTATGATTAGTTTCAAATCGTTTAGTACCCTCTGCGTAAAGTTCAACAGCTCCACCATAAAGAGCATCACCTGAACTTCCACTATTATCACTTATAAATTTAGCAATAGTATTAGGAGTGGTACCTCTATCTTCAATTATTAGTCCATTTCCATTAACACCACCAGCTTGAATAATTAAACTATCTCTTACAGCTGTAATGTATGAATCTCTGTAACCAGGATTTCCACTTGGATTCTTACATCTTATTTCTAAACTTGGTCCTGGAGTAGCTCCGTAAAGTGAATGCATACCCCACTTAAGCGATGATCCTTCATCGACATCTGGGTTAAAAACATTAGAATATCCTATTTCGGCTGGTGCATTAAACTTAGTTCCACTCTTCTCTTTTTTACTAAATGTAACTAGTTGCTGATCGTTACCATATATTTCAAATACACCTCGTGGAACTTGTGAACTTGCTACTGCTCCTAACTGAAAAAAAGTTGTATTAGTGCTTTCTCCAAGAGCACTTGTATGAGTACTATGATAAAACCAATTATTCTTATCCATCGGCGTGCTTGGAGAAGTTGCTGATCTATCAGGTTTATCTCCAAAAATTAATAACCCATTATCATACGTATTCTCATCGAATGTAATATAATTCCAAGCATTAGTATCGTTAAAACTTACGCTAGGTATTCTAAGATTACTGTGTATTACACAACCAAAGATATCTGTTTCAAACCTTTTAGTATTATTTGAATAAAGTTCAACATGACCACCGTTGTAGCCACCATTGCCAGATAGATCTGATTCATCATCTGAATCATGATAGCTTTTAAATTTTGCAAGAGTACTAGTAAAGGTGTTAGTACCATTATCATTTGATCCACCCCCGTTATCTGTAAATTCAACATCATAAGTTGATCTTATAAATAAAG